GTTCAGCTTGGTGCTCGACGTGGGCGCCTGCGACAGCGTCGCGTGCGTGCCATCGTCAACAGACTTGATGCGAGTCCCCTCGGGGAGGTTCGTGGCGCGAACCTGCCAACCCACCTGCAACCGCGTCGTGCCTTCGGCGGTGACGATGGTAATCTGCGCGTTGCCGTTGACAGTCGTCACCGACAGCAACAGGTCGATGGGGTCGATAGTCGTGGGCGACAGCGACGAGAGGCAGGCGTGAGACATGACGGTGTCGGTCGTCGCGACCAGTTGGTCGAACCGGCCAAGCTCGAACGACATGTGCGCGAGGCCCTTGACAGGGGAGGCGGAACCCGCCCACACGCTGCCGAGGGCCGTCGCGTTCACCGCGGTGCGGCCCGGAGCCCGCCAGATAGCCGGGTCCTTCTCGCGGTAGACACAGTCGTCCGCACGCTGGAGTTCGCCCTCACTGAGGAGCGACGGATGGCGCACGGTGACGAGACCACCATTGAGCAACTCACTCAGGGTTGTGGGCATGGACTAGCTCCCCATTGTCGGCCAGAAGTCTCCGTTGCCCACGATGGGCCGGTACTGCGTGCCCTGCTCGTAAGCGGACTTCATGTAGTTGTCTTCGTCATCCTCGACTTCCTCCTCGGACTCGCCCGCCTCCTGCGTCTTCATCTTGACGCCTTCGAGGTAAGCCATCGGGTTTTCCTGCGCACGCTTCGCTTCGAGCAGAATCGCGCGGCAGTAGTCGAGGAATGGGTAGAGGAACTTGTCGTGAACATCCACGTACGTGCCGGTCTTGTTGAACGTCCGGTAGTAGCGGACGAACAGGTCATCGGCCTGCTGTGGGATGCGGTCGAACTTGATGTGCTGCGTGCCGTGGTTCTGCGTCACTTCGGCGTACGGGTTGTACTGCGTGTACGCCTCGGGCGTGCCCTGAATCGTTTGGTCCCACTGGACGCGGTCCCACTGGCGCTGCCGAATGTACTTGAGCGGTCGCTTCGAGTTCGTGAGGAAGCGCGCTGTGTAGATTTCGTGGCAGTCGTTCGGTAGGCTGTAGTCGTTGACGCCCGCGGTGATGTGGATGTTGGCGCCGAAGGTCAGCGTTGCGTTCGTATCGGTCGAACCACCGAAGGGGGCAGTAAGGATGAAGGATGCGACTGTCCCGTCCGTATTGCGTGTGTAACTCAGAATCGTAGTGCCGGGCGCGAGTGTTGCATTCCCGGTCACTGTGACCGACTGCCCAGCGTTGACGAAGTCGAACGCCCCCGAGGTGGGGGCGTTCACGGTGGACTGACCGGAAGTCGCGGTGACACCAGTGACAACGGTCGGCATCGAGACATCCTTGAGCAGGAAGTCCCAGTTGCGCATGATTTGCCAGTCGGCGTACCCTCGGAGGAGGGCCTCACCGGCTTGGTCGATGAGCATCGGGGATTGCGCCCCGCCGAGGATACGAGAGATGTAGACCTTCGCATCGACCGTGGTAATGGACATGTTCTACCTCAAGGGCTGCGCCACCTTCATGATTTCCTCGTGGGTCGCAGGCTGGATGATGGGCTTCCCGAGGTCCCGCTTCTGCTTCGCCCGCGTCTCCGCGTAGAAGTCGAACAGGCCGGAGATGGTCTTCTCCGGCGTGCGGTTCTCGATGACCCACTTGTGTGCAGCGGTGCCGAGGCGCTTGCGCAAGTCGGCGTCCTCGATAAGGAGGCCCAGCTTCTGCGCGAACTCCTCCGGTGTGGAGAACAACAAGCCGGTCTCGCCGTCAACGATTTCGTTGAACACTGGCCCGCGCTGCGCGAGGGTGGCCTCGGGCATGTCCTCGAAGATGGAACCCTCGTAGAACTTGATGGCGGACTTGCCAGCGTTGAACACGTTGTTGGCGAGCGGGCAGAGGTTGATGTCAGCGTTCAGGAGGCCGCGGCGCAGCTTGTACGCCGGGTACTGGTCCCACGGGTGGAACTCGCGCATGGACGCGGGCACGACCTCGTTAATCCAGTCGAAGTATTCGCCGTAGATGACGAACGTGAACTGGTCGCGGTACTTCGCTACGACTGCCGCGAGGGCCTCGCGCAACGGGTACCAGTCGATGAGGTGGGACATGCCGCCCTGCCAGAGGACGCGGACGCGCTTGTCGTTGCGGACGGCGCGCACCCCGTAGTAGTGCTCAGGCGAGATGGTATTCGGGAACACGTAGACGCTCTTGCAGCCGATGACCTCGCGGATGTACTTCGCGAGCATCGGACTGGAGCAGGTGACGCCGTGCGCGGTGCGCATTACCTCGTGCCGCACCTTCATGTCGTGTAGATTGCGGGCAATGTCGAAGGTAACACCTTCGTACTTCGTGCGGCCATCGACCCACGCGCCGAGCAGTTTGCCCTCGCCGGTCTTGAACTCCAGTCCTTCCCCCGGCTCCAACAGGTGGGCATCGGGATAACCGCGGACACCCATGTGGGCGAACGTCTGGTTGAAGGGGTGAACGAAGTCCGTGTTGTCGTCGCAGTCCCAGATGATTGCGGGCGGGTACACGTCGATGCCGGTGCCCTCGCCTTCGCGGTGGCCGGGCTTCATACGCTTGATGGTACGGAACTTGTGGAGCACGTCCTCGCCCGTGAGCGCGTAGAACTGCGCAATGTCCGAGTGGAGCATCGCGAGGTACGCTTCCTTCGCGTCTCCCTTCTGGTTGTCCTCGTACACCTGCACGAGGCCCTCCTTGGAGAGGTGCATCATCGGCACCTGAATCCGGTACCAGCCGCAAGCAGATTGCTGTTGCGAGACGTTGAGCGTGTAGCAGAAGAAGTCAGCAGCCACGGTAGGCTCCTTTCACGTCAGCTTGATTTTGCCGCGCATGTCACACGCGTAGCCACTCGCTTCGAGGAAGTCGATGATGGCGTAGAAGAACGGCTTGTACAGCTTGACACATCCGACGGTCGTGTCGTACTTGTAGAGCAGGCCGTCATCCATGAACTCACCGGTCTCCTCGTCGTAGCGAGCGAACATACCGAGGATGACCTGCCAGATTTCGTTATCGACGTTCGCGACGTGCTGGAACGAGCGCGTCGGGTCGAAGCCATCGGCGCGGCAGTAGAGGCCGAGCGTCGAGGCGGTCTGCTTCATCGCACGAAGTTCGACGACGTTCGCGCGGGTCGTTGCGATTTTCAGGTTGGACTCTAGGAGCGTCGGCATTACGTTACCGATAACCCCTAGAGCCCCCTTGTTCTGGCTCTTGATGCGGTTACAAATCATGTCACCCGACATCGAGCCCTCCTCTCTTACGCGCCTGAAACCTTCTTGAGGCGCGGGTTCTTCGCCTTGGCTGCCTTGGATGCCTTCTGTGCGGATGCGGCGATGATGGCCTCGCCGTGCTTGAGGTCTTCGCCCTCGCCAGCCGCCGCGGACTCCGCAGCCTTGCGGAATCCGACATGCTTCGTTGGGTCACCACGCTTGGACATTACTTCTTCCCTCCCTTGCGCAGCTTCAACTTGCGGTCGGCCTTGTCCTCCGCACCACCGAGGTCGGCTTCCTTCTGCGCCGCGGGCTTGGATTCGCCCTCGGCCTTGCGCTCTTTCGCGCTCTCGATAGGGCTCTTGCGGGCCATGTTACTTACCGTGCCGCATACCGGCACCGTCACCCGGCTTGCGGTCTTTCGCCACATCGTTACCGCTGCGGGACTTGCCCACAGACGGATTGCCGACGCCCTGATAAATCTTGTTCTTCGGGTTCGTCGGCACGACCTTGCTCCCGGCCTGATTCTTGCCCTTGTCGGTGTTCGTGCTGTTGCCGACCGGGTTCTCGACGCCCTGATTCAGGACGACACGCCGTGCTGCTTCCTCGACGGGGTTGCCACGCTTACCTGCCATGTCAGTATTCCTCGTTCTTGGCACCCTTCATCGCTTTGTGAAGGGTGTCGATATGAGCCTTCGCGGCCGAAGCCTCGGGGGTCTCGCCTTTCTGCAAACCCTTCGGGAGCAGCGCCTCACCGGCACTGTGGAAGGGCTCGCGGATTTTGTCGCCGAGAGCGTAGAGCGCATCGTGCATCTCGGACAGTTTCTTCTCGTGTGGGCTCTGCATCGGCATCCCGATGCGGGCTGTGCCCGGTGCCTTGCGCTTCGCCATGTGGACTCCTTACTGCTTGCCGGGCTGGTCCGGTTGCGTATTCGTCACCGGCTTCGGCGTATGCTTCGTGCCGAAGTGCGTGTTGAGGAAGTCGCCGACGTTGGACGCAACCTGCTTGGCGCCACGAACCATCGCGTCGAGGGGCGTGTCCTTGTCGAACTCGGGGTGCGAGCCGGGGGCAATCATGCCGTAACCAGTCTCGCGGTCGTTCGCGACGCCCATGTACGGGCTCTGCCGTGGGGGCTGGACGGTCGGATTCTTGCGCGGGGTGCCCATTACGGCGCTCCCACCTTGCCGGGAGCATCCGGGTTGTTCGCCATGCCGACGCCAACGCGGTTGCGCTGGTCCTTGCCGGATGCGAAGTCGATGGAGTCCGCAATCTTCGGGTTGTCCCCGTTGCAATCGCGGCTGTAGCCCTTGTACGTGTCGGGGTTGCCCACGGCGCCGGGAGTTGCCTCACTGGCCGCCTCGCGCTCGCCGAGCAACTTCATATCGACACCGATGGGATTCGGCAGGTTGTCTACCCCTCCCACGGGACCCGGGTCGGGCGCAACCTTGCTCACCCACTTGGGCGGCATTCTCTTGCTCATGTGTCCTCTTGCGCCCTCGGGCGCGTAAGTTGGGGAAGTGAAGGGGACGGAGCCGAAGCCCCGCCCCCACCCACTCATTCAAGCAGCAGCGACTACTACGTCACCGCCGACTTGTTGTTGACGCTCAGGATGCGGCCGTTCGCCTTCTCGGCCAGCACCTCCAGCGTGCACTCACCAACCACGTAACCGGCAACCGAGTCTCCACGCTTGCCAATCAACTCGTGATGCACGGGGCGGAGCCACGCGATACGGTTGATGGCGCGCGACAGGAAGAACATCTGCCCGCCAGTAGCGGTCGCCGAAGCGGTCGCCGTGGTGATGTTGGTGCTCTCCGGCACCCAGCGGTCCAGCACAATCTGAATCAGACCGAAGTCCGAGTCATAGAAGTCGATTGCGCCGACCAGCTTCTTGTCCACAGCCGCGATGTTGCGCGCGTGCGGAGTACCCGCAGCCGCACCCGGGACCGTGAACGCGGAGACCTGACGCTTCACCTTCGGCGACACGTACACCTGCTCCGGGTTACCACCCTGCGAGTAGATGCTGTTCAGCATGTCGTTGAAGTCGCCCACGGCAACCTGCCCGTCGTGGGTCGCGTCGCCAAGCGTGCCGCCGTTGGTACCGGCAAGCGACGTATTGGTCGCGATGAAGGACTGGAGACCGCGCATGATGCGGCCGACACCGGAGGTGCCCGTCGCAGTCGTGAGGTTACCGAAGCAGAGACGCTCCAGCTTGACGGCCAGTTCCTTACCGGCCTTCTGAACCTCGTACGCGTACTGGTCCGCGAAACCAGCGTTGTCAACTGCACGCACCGACTCCGACAGACCGATGTCCTTGCGGAGAATCATCGTCACGTTGAACACGCGCGTCGGGGTCGTGGTCGTATCGAGCGACCAGTCGGCACCTTCCACAGCACCCGTCAGGGCGTTGGGCTCAGAGCCGATTGCGGCGAGGGAATCCTGCAACCACTGGTGATAGATGTGGCGGCAGCCAACCTTCGGAGCCTGCGACACGAAGGGCGTGTCATAGGGCGAAATGTTGGTAATCTGCTCCAGAAGGTCTTCCTTCGCAAAGCCGCCGTCGAACTTGGCGCCTGTGTCGAAGTTGTACGCTCCGAAGTTGAATGTGGCGCTACCCGGCATGGGGGCGTCCTCTCAAGTTGTACTACGTGGGAACAACCGCTCCTTTCTAGCCCTGTGGGCCGAAAAGTTCGGGGGGAAGGAAGCGAGTGATGGTCGCACGCCTCCACGCCTCTGCGGACCGCGAGCCCGGGGTTTCACCCTCGCGCCTCATGGCCGCCGCGAGACCGTTGATTTCGTCCTGTGAAGGACCGGTCACGCCGGGCGTTTCGACTGCACTTGCACCACCTGCGGAGCCGTGGACGATGCCCGCGTCTTTCAACGCGGCGTCGCGCGCCTCCTTACGGACCTGCTCACGGGCCTCAAGCTCGACTTCCTGTTTGATGGCCTCCGCACGATTGGCAACCGGGAGGTTGCCTCGCGTCTTGTCGAACTCTATCCAAGCCAGTTCGGCAGCCCGCTTTTCGCGCCCCTGCGCGACGAGAGCCTCAACGGCATCTCTGAGCAGCGGGTTCGACCTGACATGCAGGCCGACCTCGTCTGAGAAGGTAACGGAGTCCGGGTACGCAGTTTTCATGTACTCGTTCACCGCCAACCACTTCTCATTCTCAACCTCGGTGGTGTGCTGCGCCATCCGACGGTCGTCTTCCGCAGCGACACGTGCCTCCACCCTAGCCGCTTCACGAACAAGCTGGGCGTATTCACGTGCACTCTCCACGTCGAGAACACCGTTCTCGCTTGCCTTCGACAGCACCTTGTCAAGGCGAGCCTGCACCTCGTTCAACTCCGCTCGTGACGCGGGAACGAAGGGCTTGGCCGTGACCGCAGCAGGGGCCGCTGCGGGCGGTGAGGCGGGGGCTGCCGTACGGAGCGCCTTGAGGTCAGCTTCCGCTGACTCCGCGCGCCCGAGGGCGTCCTTCGCCATTTGTGCGAGATGGCCCGCACCTTTCAGCGCCGCTTCCACGTCCTTGTACTTGCCCATGATGAGACCATTCGCGTCCCGGAGGGACTCGAACAGGGCAGCCACATTCTGTGAAGCAGGCTGGGATGCGTCCGTCTTGGCCGGGGCGGGCTGTGCGACTGGTTCCTGCTTCGCGGGTTGTCCGCTCTGCGGGGCCGGTGTCACGACGGCTGCCGGGGCCGGTGCTCCTTCCACCGGTGCGGGTTGTCCGCCAGTGGAAGCATTGTGCGCCGCAATCGCTGCGGCAAGTTGCTGGGGTGTGGGCGGCTGACTGTGTGTCCAGCCGATAGCTGACATCGGCGCCACGACTTCTGGAACCACAATCAACTGAGCGATTTTCTTCGTCAGTTCGATTTCCGCCTTGCTGTTACCAAGCATCGCCATTGTGTCGCTCCTTCGGAGGTCGTCTCCTAGTGAGTGCTACTTGCGTTTGCGAGTACCAGCGAGCGGATTCTTCCGCTCACCACCCGAAACGTATTCGCCACCATGTTCGGCTTCGTTCTCACGCTCCGAGAACATGATAGCTTCGGCTTGCTTTTGTCCTTTCTTGGTCTTGGGAACTGGTTTCCCCGAACCACCGGACTTCAACTCGCCGGTCTTCCATTTGTGCATCACTTCGCTCGAAGGCATCAGTAGTCCTCGGCCGGGTCGTACGCGGATACCGGCTGCGGCAGTGCCTGCTGGTCCACTCCCGTGACGGGGGCGACGCGGCCCTGCTGCCTGCGTTGGTCGTATTGCTTATCGTCGGACAGGACGTTCATGCTGTTCTGCACTCGGTCCTGCGACGATTGCTTGATGAGTTCACCGAACAGACTCAGGAGGCCCTCGATGGCAACGATGTTGCCTGCGAGAAAGTCATCCGGGAGCCGGTCCTTGCGCTCGCGCGTCCGGTCCAGCATCTGTCGCTGGAGCGAGTTGCGCATGTTTTCGAGGTACGGCTTGAAGGCTTCCTCGTACGCCGGGCTGGTGAGCACGAACTCAATCATGCCGAGTTGGCGCTCATCCAGCTTCGCGATGTTGAAGACTTCGTTTGGGAGCATGTTACGCCGCCTGCTGTTGGAGTTGGCTGATACCCGGCGCGTTCATCATCGACTGCGCGGAGCCAGCAGGCATACCCGTCATCGAGGGCATCCCCAACTGCGGGAGGACACCACTCGCGCCCGGGCCGGCAAGCTGCCCGGAGGTCGGGATTCCGGCGACGCCGCCCGGCAACGAGAGCAGACCACCACCGTTCATCTGTAGCATGTTCTTGAGCCGCGGGTCCTGCATGAAAATCTCGTTGATGTTCGGGATGTCGAACGCCTTGAAGATTCCACGGAAGAAGTTCACCGCGTTGATTTGACCCATGACAGACTGGCCGAGCGGCCCTTGTAGCGACTGGAGAAGCTGCATCAACGCCTGCTGGTGCATCCCCTTCGAGAGGCCGACGGAGGCGCCGAGCGCCCTCGCAGCGTAGTTCGGCGAGAGGTCGTAGCCGCTGAGTCGCTCGCGCGAACTCGGGATGGGCATCTGTGTGACCGGGTCGAGCATCGCTCCGTCGCCGAGGATGAGGACTTCGACGGGGAGTTCGAGGAACTGCTTGTCGAGGGCGACGAACATATTCGCCATCGGCTCAAGCAGCATCTCCTCGTAGATGCGCGATTCGAGGAGCAAGCGTGTGCCCGCTGCCTCGCGCCGACCCACGAACTCGCGGGCCGTCTGTCGCTGGTCGCCCTTGAGTCCCATGACAGCGTCATCCACAATGCCGGTGCCCATGTTGGCGAGCGTCTGCATCTGTGAGACTTTGCTGTCTGCGACGGTGAGGCCCTCGACGCCGTGCTCGACGCGCTGAATCAACTGGCCGGGGTTACCGGTGACAGGGATGAAGCGTCCGGGCTTGCTGTAGAGGTTCTTCGTGACGAGGCCCGCCGCGCGGTCGTAGAACCACATCGGGTCGATGAGGAGGTCCGCGGCGTCGAGCGACTGGTTGAGGTACCGGTTCGCGGCGACCTGAATCTTCTCGACGACTTCCGCCTTGCCGGGCGCATAGAAGTAGTGCATGTCCGGCGTGGGCGAGAAGGTGACGAAGGGAAGCTGGCCGTGGTTGAACGGGTTCGGCTTGTTGCGCATCAGATAGCGGCGGTTGGCCACTGTGATGACGCGCTGGAGCACGCCGTCTGGCGCAAGCTCCGAGGGCACCACGCCCCACATCTCAAGAATCTCGATGGGGCGCGAGTATTTGTCCATGAAACGCGCAGTCTCGTCGTCCATGCCGACCCGGACCTGATAGCGCCGGATGGACGTGGTGATGAGGCCGCCGCCCGGACCGACGGTCCCCTCGCGTTCGAGCCGCGCCAGTTCGGCCTTGTCGAAGGCGCCGGTGGAGGCGAGGTAGCGGAGGTCGTCAAGGTCGAGGAAGTAGCGCCGCACGACCCACTTCATGTCCTTGAGCCGCGGAACTGCGGGCTGCGGGAAGAAGTCGAGGAGGTCGATGAGCGTGGACTCGGGGCCGTCGAACATGACGACCTTCTGCTTCTTGATGTGCCGGACGATTTTCCCGGAGAGCGGCGCGCGGTCGATGTACTCGACGATGCGCATCGGCTCGTCCTTCTTCCAGCCCACCTGCATGACCGCGACCCCATAGAGGTCGGCGGACACGACCGCGTCAACCTGCTTGAGGAAGCACTGGTCGTCCTTCATCTGCGCAGAGATGAGGGCCTCGCGTTTGCGCGCGGTCTGCATGTCGTCGGGGCCGTAGCCGAGGAACGACACGATGGGGTAGTCGGCGAGCGACGTGGCCACCTTGCGCGCAGCGTCGGCCCAGATGGCCGAGAAGATGAGCGGGATGTGCACGTTGTTCTTGTGCGGGTGGAACCGACCGCTCCAGTTGCCACGCCAGAGGTCGTAGAGCCGTGGCCACTTGGCACGAATGCCCCAGAAGTGGCGTTCGGAATACTCCATGTGGTCAGCGACGAGGTTGCAAATCTGCTCGCGCTGGGCCACAGCGCCGCCTGCGCGCTGGAAGTTTGTCAGTTCGATGTTGTTCATCATGGGCGTTAGGTCTCCAGCGCCGCCTTGCGGAGCCAGTCGGGCATGTGGAGGGAGATGTAGCCGGTGGGGCCGGTACAACCGCCGTGTTCAGCGATGTACAGGAATAGGTCCCGTGTCAAGCGCACATCATCTGCGCAGTAGGCCCACAGGCGTGCCCACTGGCCCTCCATCGCGAGTTGCTTCGCGTGAGAGCCATGCTCGATTTTTCCACGCCCGAGCGTTCGGCGCGCGATGCGTTCCAACGTGCAATCGCCCTTCGTCGCTACGTATCCTCGCTCTGCGAGGGCTCGTGCGAGTTCGACGTGAATGTCGAAGGAACATCGTAGGGCGAGACGGCGCCCGAGAAGTCCCTCCACCACAGCGCAGTCGAACTTATCACTGGAGTATCCGACAACGGCGTCGGCGGACTCAAGGTGCCGGGCGGCGAGACCGATGGTGTGGTCGTCGTAGTGGTATAGCCAACGGTCTTTCGTGTCCCAAAGCGCAAGTGCGGACACCCCGCCTTCACCTCGCCGCAGCATATCCCAACCACGGTCAGTATCAGTTGGACAAAGGTCCTCGGCATGTAGGCGGGTCTCCAAGTCGAAGTAAACGATGCGCACGAGGCGCTCCTTTCGGGAAAGTCAATGGGGCGGCGGGGAACCACCCACCGCGGCTGGTGAAGCCGTTACCGTTCGGACGCGCTGCAACGCGCACGCGGAACCGCCCAGCACGGCGCGCTCATGAGCGCACCGTACGTCTAGAAGTTGAGTTTGTCCGGGCTGTCCGCGATGGTGATTGTGCGGACGCCGAAGTCGTTCAAGTAGAAGACAGTACCATCCGGCATGACGAACTTGTGGTACGTGCCCGCAGGATTCGCGAGGATGGTGTGGCTCTTACACTTGAAGTCAAGATGAATCCCGGTACCCGTGACTTTGACGTAGTTCACTTCGGCCCTCCTTCATAGTAGCGTTGGTCCCCTCGGGCGATGGCCGCGCCGACTTCGGGTGTAACGCCACCTTCGATAGGACGTGTGGTCCAGTCCCATGAGTAGTCGTACGACGTGTAGCTACCACCACGTGTAGGTGGCGGAGGGGTCGTACCGGTGAACTGCACGTAGATGACAGTGCGGTGTTTCGGGAGCGCGGCGTTCACTGAGCACAGGTCGATGGTCACGGCTGCGGCGTTGTTCGTCGCCGCATCTGAGGAAGTGTTCCACGCACTGTGACTATGATTACTGTTGGCGAACCCATTAGACGCATTGCTCGCGGCCGTCGTCGAGCCACTTGTAGCCGTGTCAACGGTGACGTGCGTGTGCGCGTCCTGTACTGGTTGACAGTCGGAGGCAGTGTGTGCGTGCTGTGACCCGCCGCCAGTGACGACGCCAGATTCACCGTTTGCGTTTGCACCCTTGAGCCACGTGCTGTCCATCGCCGTGTAGCGCACCCAAGTCGCGGGGACGCCGAGGTTGGTGCCGAGCCAGAGCGTGATGATGTTCGTCGGCAGACTGGCGCCGCTTGTCTGCACGATGTTCAACTTCTTGAAGGGCGGTTCCTGCGATGCGGCGTTGATGGTCGTCGTCACCGACTGGTTTGTAGGTAGTGACGACTGGAGAGTGACAGAGTGCGTGTGTCCCGAGTTAGCAACGCTCGTTGCCCCCACGCCTTTACCCAATGTTGCTGCATCGCCAGACGTAGATGTACCAGTATGGAAATGTGATGTCTGCGTGTGCGTGTGCGCGGGCGAGGTGTGCGTGTGGGTGTTGGAACCTCCCGTCGCACCGCCATTGCCGCCAGTTGCGGCCCCCTTAAGGTAGCTGTCGCCGTTTACCCGAGACCATCCCGAAGGAAGACTGTCCGACTCGAAGAAGGCAACACAGCCAGTAGGCAGTTGTGCGGGAGTGCCATCACTCTTAATCCAGATGACTTCGACAAAGGCGAGGTCATTGGAAGCAGCATCAACGGTGATGGAGAGGCCATTGTTGGTCCCGGTTGTCGCCACCGATGTTGCGTTGACGTGGTGGCCGTGCGTATCCGAGGCGCCCGACGCACTCACGTCGCCGTCGAGGACCGTTGCATCTGGTCCCGCGGTGGTGTTGAAAGTGTGCGTATGCGGATTCTGTGTTGGATTGTGTGAGGGCGACGTGTGGCTGTGTGTCGTGGCCCCGCGGTCGGTGATGAGGTCCGTGTCGGCACCGCTCGCTGCACCGAGTATGTAGCGACTGTCGAGCGCAGTTTCGCGCGCCCAGCCCGCAGGAATCGAACCGACCGTCGAGGGCCACGCCACACAGATGTTAGCTGGAACCGCCATGCTGATGCCCCCGCAGGAACTCCTGCAACTCGACAAGGGACTGCTGGAGTTCCTTGACGAGTTCACGGACATTACCGCCCCACGAATGGGACCGTGTCTGCGCGATGACGTTCAGTAAGCGTTCAGCCATACTCGTCACCTTGACTTCCTGCCGATAGGCGATGTAGAGGTCCGTGATGTTCTGGAAGACCTCGGTCTCGCCATTGTCCTTCTCAACTGTGACCCGCATCGCGGGCCTCCTTTCTAGCTGAGTTGCTGCGTCTGGTTGACGGCGTTCTGGAGTTGCGCGAGGGCATCGTTCAGTTCGGTCACGATGAGGTCGCGGAGCAGCGTGCGGTTGTTGGCGGGGATAAGACTCCACGCCGACAGGCCGACGCTCGAATCGAAGTAGCTCGTGAGCCGCTCGCGATTCGTGAGGAACGTGTTGACGTTGTCGTTGATGAGGTCGATGATGGCCTGAACCTCGGGCGGCAGCGGGTTGAGCACTACATTCGGCATGGTGTACCTCAGACGGGGTCGCGGGGGAGAGACAAGTCTTCCTCGAAGCCAATGGGCATTGTGAATCCTTGCTCGCGCGCCTCGCGCATTTCCCTCAACTCGTCATCGAGTATCAGGATTTCTTCGTTAGTCAACTTCTTGCTGAACCACTTGAGGTCTTCATCGCCCGGCTGCAACACCTCGACGCCCTCGGCGTTCGGGATGCCGGGGTTCGATATTGGCGGTGCCCACAGTTCGGGGATAAAGCCATCGGTGGCTGCGTCCGCAAGGTCGTCGTGCTGCGTCGAGTTCACCTTGAGAATCTGGTAGACGAGCGCGCGCAGTTCCGGCGTGACCGCCCACACACCGTTCTCGTGCCGGTTGACCAGAAGGCGAACGTAGCCCTCGGCCCAATGGCCCGCGGCGGTGCGGATGCGGCCCTTCTTCTCCGTATGACGATTCAACTGGATGAACTGCTTCTCACCAAGCTGGAAGCCCGCCCCGCGCATGATGCCGAGGATGCGGTTCTTGTAGGTGCCCCGCTTGCCGCCCGGCTCCACTTCGTCCGTGATGGCGCGGATGAAGATGCGGCGGCGGCGAAGGTCCATCATCACCTTGATGAGTTCCTTGTTGAAGTCCTCCTCGCGCCACTCGTCCGACATGCGGAGGAGGTTGGTGTCGAGGTAGAGGATGCCGTTGTCCCGCGGGTCCGAGAGCCAGACGACGATGGCGTTGTAGTCGCCCGAACGGATGTTCTCGTCGGACTTGAACGCCGTGTCGATGTGGATGGTCGCCCACCGCGGCTCGCGCACGTCCCAGTTGAAGTCTTGGTAGGACATGTAGAGGTACGGAATCTGCGACTCCACGAGGGGCGCCTTCTCGCCTGAACCCGGGTTGTTCTGCTGCTGGCCGGAGAAGTTCTCCGGGTCGCGGCGCTTCGCGTCGGCAATCTTCGCCTTCGTCCAGAGCCGAGGGTGCGTCGGCTCGCCCGTCATTTCATCTTCCGTCTGGAAGAAGTAGACGTGCCACGAGCCTTCGCCGAAGCGAATCTTGTCGAACAGGTGCATGTGCGGACAGGGCATCCCTTCCCATGTCGCCACGCCTTCGTCGTGCATCCGGCGCCCGGCGACATCGTCGTCGGTGTACCGCGTGCAGGTGAGGGCGATGAGGCCGTTCGCATGGATAGCGTCGTACGTGGCGTTGAACGCCGTGTGCACGGAGCGCATGTACGCGGTGCGGTTGTCGCGCAGCTTGTTCGCGTAGATGGGGTCGTCCCACCAGTGCTGCCGGTGGTGGTAGCCCGTCATGCCGATTTCCGCCGAGGTCATCTCGAAGGAGCCCTCGGAGACGGCGTCGGGGCCGCGGAACCCGTGCTTGAGGAACTCGCCGGGTTTCCACGTCTGCGCCCCGGACTTCCAGTTCCCGTAGAGCCAGACGAACCACGCGCTCTGCGACAGTTGCCCCTCGCCGCTGGATACCGCGGAGATGGACTTGAGGATGTCACGCGAGAGGTCGGTGGTCGCGGAGGCGATGAGGGTGGTCATCTGCCGGTCATCGAGGTGCGACCAGAGGGATGCGCACTTGGTCGCGGAGACGGTCTTACCGTAGCCTCGGGGGATGATGCTGGCAATCTTGTAGTGGCCGGGCTGTCCCGTGAGGGACCACTCCTTCCACCGCAGGATGTGCTTCTGTAGCCAGTTCGAGTACGGCCGGTGGATAGGCTCGTAGAGCCACTGAGGCTCGCTGGGGTGGTCCCGCAGGTATTGCCGGGCACCCCACGCGAGATTCATGAACCACCACAGCGATGAAGCGTGGGTGGCCGGTGTTACGCCGTCCGGTCCGTGCCAGTGATTCGGAGCACAGACAGCACGCCACACCATGCGCTCCGCGTCCAGATTCCAACCGAACGAATCAGTTTCAGCCATTGGAATCTCCAGCAACCGATGACGCCGTGGAAGTGCGCCGATTCGAGTGTCATGTACACGACTTCGGGGTTACCGCCCTTCGCGTAGATGTGGTTCATGAACCGGTGCACTCGCTTCGGCTCCCACGGCTTGTTCGGGTCGAACCAGTCGAGGTTGGCCATTACAGCCACCGACGGAAGGACCACTTGTAGTCCTTCTCTGCGTAGCGGCGTGAGTACATGAGCACCCAGCCGAGGATGTAGAGCCGAAAGGGCGTGTAGGTCATGTTCAGCGAGAGCGTGAGGAACCGGCCGCCCTCATTGAAGATGAACATCTTGCGCTCCGGGAACCACTGGAACAGAGGTATCTTCGGCGCATAGATGGGGATGAAGCGACCCGGCCGGATGTAGTTCTGCGCGGTGTTGACCGGAAACTTCTCGGGGTTCGAGGGTGCCGTGAACGTGAAGTGCGGTGTGATTTCGACATCGACCGCATCGAGTCTCGCATCCGGGTTGAGGTCCATCACCGTGAGTTGCTCTGCGAACTCCTTCTCCGCATCCTCCTCACTGATTGTCGCGTCGGGGAGGATGAGCGCATCGAACAGGTCCTTCACCTTTGACGCATCGCCACATCCAATCTGGAGTACGTTCGCGGCGCCGGGTGGCAGCATCTCGACCGTGACGGGGTTGCCCTCGTCGTCCTTCTGCACGACACCGTCGATAACGAGCGGCTCCTGCACCGTCTGGTCGCGGATTCCGGTCTTGTCGAGTTCGGCGCGGATGTCAATGCGCAGCGCGTCCTGCTTCGCGAGAAGGATGCGCGCGGCCTTGATGGAGGGCACCTTGGTCTCGATGCCGTCGAGGACAATCCATGTCTCACCGCAGGAGTCCACGTGGTTCGCGTGCGTGCGAATCTCGGTGGTGGGTTCGGAGAGAGGCTTGATAGGGTCCATTACCGGTCCTTTCGGAACAGGGCGCGGAAGAAGAAGACAACCGCGTTCTTGATACGGAGCCAGCGGAACAGCCACGGCTTCTTCTCCGCGGCGACCTTCGCGACAGACTTGGTGACGACTTCGACGCCGCCTTCCATCTTGGTCTCGGCAGAGACGCCGTGCTTACGCACCATCTCCAGTTCGGCCGCGATGCTCTTGGCGAAGTTGTGGCGGAACGCTGCACCGGGGTCGGTGCCGAGGGCCGCACGGGCTTTCGCCCTCGCAGCATCGGAGCGTTCGAGGTCAGCCTGCGCACCAGAAGAAATCAAACGACCACGCATCACGCACCCACTCTCGGGCCGAGACCCACGGTCTCAGCGGTATGACACCACACATCGAACAGACCCAGCGTGCCCCACGCGCCGATGACACCGGCGTGGAGGACGATGCACGCGTCGAGGCGGTCGAGAGGACCGGCCCCGGCGAAGCGGGCGTTCGCATCGTTGAAGCGCGAGACCCACGCGATGAGCTGGTCGAGCGCCGCGGCCCGGTTCTGGCCGAGCAGGAACCGCTCCAACAGGCCCGGCAGGGGGCGCGTGGGAATGTTGAAGATGACATGCGAGGGCGAGGTGCGGTACGCCTGCACCTTCGGGTCGCGGAAGTCCGACTCGCGCCACTCGTTCACCCAAGGGGAGACGAGGTTGACGTAGTCGCGCATCCCACCGACGGCGGGGTTCAGCTTGTCGAGGAAGTTCATTACCGGTCCAATCTGTGGAAGTCGCGCGGGCTGATGGAACCGCTGCGCGCGTGGCCCGCGGCACCGAGCATCGCGGTGCGGCCAACGTAGAGAAGCTGGTCCTGCGTGAGTTCGGGGTTGGCTTCCTTAGCCCCCGTCATGGCGTCGGTGCGAATCTTCTCGCACCCGTCACAATGGTCAGCACCCATCTCCGCGGTCGTCGCGTTGGGCTTGTGGCAGTTGTGGCAGTAGGAACTCAGTGGCATGGTCATCTCCAATCGGTGGTGAGTGCTGCGGTGGACATCAGGGGCGTGTGCCTTCCACGCTGAATGAGGAACCCCACTGGCCCGGGTGCTGGTCCATGATGAGGCGGTAGGTGCGGACGCGCGCGTAGGTCGTGAGAACGAACTGGTCGGTACGCAGGCCGAACTGCTGGAGGTCGATGTGCTGCTGGGCCTCGCGCACGACGGTCTCCGGGTCGCAGTCCTTGAGGTCGTGCGTCGTGATGTACTGCGTGACCGCGCCGGAGCAGATGCTCTGGATGGCGTCCTCGGGGTGCTGGAGCCCGTCGTATAGGGCGTCGAGGTCCACGATGCTGTAGCCGATGGAACCGGCGAGGGTGATAGTCGCGCCATCGCGCGTGGTCACCGTGGCCGGGCCGAACAGCGAGTAACGGCGCCGGGTCGTCTGGCAGTAGATGAGGTCAACGTAGGGAATCTTCCAGTGTGGGCCGGGCGCCAGTCGGGTGCGGAACTTGCCGAGCCGGACGCGGACGCCCTGCTCCCACGGCTGGATGACGGTCCACCAGATGAGGAGTTGGCCGAGGCGCTGGAGGAAGTCGAAGATGGAAGAAATCATCGTGCCACCTGTTCTTCGAGAGGGACTGGTTCGAGCTTCGCGGCGGTCTCGGTGAGTTTCCTGTCAATGACTTTCTGCCACTTCGTGCGCCGCGAGGGCGAAGCCATGACCCACTCGGCGACGAACGACGAGATGGCCACGACCATCACTTCCTCAAGCGTCTCGTCGAACTTGCCGAGTACGAGTTCGGAGAGTACAACATGGACCAGTTCGTGGATGACGAAGGGAATGACTGCCTCGTGGTTGTTCAGGTCTATCTCGACCTTCACGTAGCGGGGCGGGAAGTTGTCGTCGAAGTCCACGGTGGCCGCGGACCCGTTCACTTTCGTTCTCGCCGTGAGCGTCGTCGTCGGTCGGTCGAGCAGGGATAGCAACTGCCGGTGGAGCTTGGGCCGGCTCCATGGCGCCCTCGGCTTCGGGCTCATGTTCTACCCCCACGGCGAGGCCGAGTTGGGTGAAGGCGGGACGACCGCGTCCAACACGGGCGCGCGGCTGGGCAGGGCCAGTTCCGTTTGAACGACTTGGCTCACGGCCGTCCCCACCTGCTGTTCTTGACCGGCCTGCGGCTGCGCCGAGGCCGGGGTTGGGTCAGTAAGGTCGAAGGCTGCGTAGAAGGCGGGGACCGCGACCGCGGCGCCACACGCCTTGAGGAAGTCGGTGGCCCGGGCGATAGCATCCGCGAGGGTCAGGGGCTTCCCGGGGCCGAGGTCCTTGGCCCGCGCCATGTCCACGAGTTTCGTCCACAGCGTCGAGGCGCTCATTCGCGTGTCGGCGTGCAGGGACGGGTCGAAGACGAAGCGTTGTGTCTGTTTCAGGAGGCGCCGTCTTGTAGCCTCGATGTCATCCGAGTCTGCTAGAACGTCAAGCATCCCACTGAGTTCCCGCATCGCCTCGTCGTCGAGGAGACTTGTGCTGTCTTTACGGGGACGGCCACGGCCCCGTTTCAGTTCCACGGGCTCATCTGGGACAGAGGACGGCAGCGGAGCGTTGAAATCTGATGGGACCTCATCGGCGGCCGTGCTTGGGACGGCTTTCTCCGACTCGGTCCCAGTAAGGATGGGCGGCGGGATGGCCACCGTGACGGGCGGGGCATTCCGCCCACCGGCGATGAGCCCCTTGAGAACGAGTTCGCGCCGGACGCGGGCCACGGTCCGGGTGCCGACGCCGGTCGCCTTGACGACGCTCGCGATGGACAGGTCGGGGTGCTTGGCGTAGAACGCCCGTGCGCGGTCGCTCTGCCGTCCAGATGGATTCTGTGACATGGGATGGCACTCCTTCTGGCGGTGGTTGTGCGGGGTGAACAGTAGAACACACGACGGAGAGGCCCGAGAGAGACGAGGAGCCGTCTCTCGGCGTCTGTTCTTCTTAGTCTTATGATGTTGTCTTAGTATAGCCCATAAGACTAGTCCCGGTGCCCCCTCGCGGATGGGCTGATGGGGGATTTCACCCGGCATGGCATAGGGTCTGGGTACTTGGTGTCCCGGCCCTAGTGGGATATGGAACGAGTGCCGTGGGGGACGTGCCGGGGGCCGCAGCGAGGGCTCGCACCGTGCACGCGCGCGGAATCGCGCCCGCCCGCCCGAGGTGTCGCCCGCCCATGCGCCCGTGTAAACCACGCGCACGCACGCAGTTATCATCGCGCGCGCGACATCGTGCATCTTGCAACGCTCACGTTGCAGAAAGCAACACTCGCCCGGGGGAGTATCATACCGCACGCGCACGTGGCGCGAGGGCGCGCGCACGCGGAATCGCACGAGCGCGGTTTTACACGCGACGAACGCGGTGTTGCAAGTTGCAACGTAGGCATTGCAGGATGAGTGGTCAAATATTTACCGTGTCAAGATAGACACAGAGGCGCC